GGCATGTACATGACCGAGAAAAAGGATTTAACATACGTTCCCGAATCCAGATAGACATCGGTCATGCCGCCGCTATTGGATTGGGTCTGCTTTTGCGTGATACAAAGCTGGTTCGTTTGAAAAAACAGATCTCCCGTGCTCGTGTTGCGGGTATAGGTGTTCACGTCCTCGTTGATTCGCCCGAGGAATTTGAACGGGCGTTGTACATCGCAGATAAACGTGTTCATCGCCTTGCGCTTCATGTTCACGCTTTTCAAGGAGGTGCTTTGGGAGCCGCCTATGAAGTCCCCGCCTTGCGATATGGCTATCGATTTGGCCGGTATGCCCTTGTAATAGTCCAGCAGTATATCGAAACAGCGGTCAAGGTTCTTTATCCTCGGGGTCGAGACAAGGTATTTCAGTTCTTCGTCGAAACGCCATGCGAAATATTCGTAATCGTCGTCCAGCTCCATGAAATAACGGAATCCCGATTCCTCCGCTATGCCGAAGCAGGCGTTACGGGCATAGACGATCGTCCGGCGGTCGCCTGCCATTCCCTCGTCGAACGTCTCCGAAACGGCGGATTTGTCGAATATACGTACATTCTCCTCTCCGTAACGCGAGATATATTCTCGCGCCTGTGTGTCCTCGTTGTCTATGACAAGGACGATGCGACCCGTATAGCCGCTTTTACGGAGGGCATTGTAGGTTATCACGCGGTCTGCACGACCATGCGTGAGGATAAAAACCACGAAATCATTATTCCTCATCATCTTCCTGCTCCATTTTATAGGATTCGGCCAAATCCCGGGTCATTTTCACAAAACCGTTTTCTATCGCCTTGTCGAAGTCGATGATAACCAAAGCGGACTTCTCCATTAAATCTTGTACCTGCTTATCGGAATGGGCGTAATAGTCGGCGATGCGTTCATAGTTGAATACCGTGTGCCGGCCTGCCGCATGGGTCAGGAAATCCTTCACCTCTTTCGGAAGGCGGAGGGCGTTGATTTCCGAAATGAGTTCGTCCCGCTTTCGCGTGTCGTACAATTCCATAACGGACGGGCAATCCCCTTTCGGCTCGTATATCGGGGCTTCTATCTTACGGGAATAATTCTCCGGGTCGGATTCCTGCTCCTCATCGTCATCGTCCCAACAGTAATCGGGTAGGTCCAGTCCCCAGTCGGACAATTCCTCCGTGTCCCAATCTTCCGACAACAGATCCATGTCCCATTCCCCATAGGCGATGTTATCCTTGATAATGAATGAGCGCATCTTCTCCACCGGCGTGGATTCGGGAAGAATCTTGCAGGGCAATTCCGAAAGTCCCAATTCTTTGGCCGCATTGTAGCGCATGTTCCCGCCGATGACGACATACGTCCCTTTTTCGTCCGGGTTAGGATATACGATCAACTCCCGGAGGTCGAGCATCTCCGGGTCGTCGGTCAGGCTCTTTTTCAACGCCTCGAATTTCTCATCTTTGATAAGACGAGGATTCGGTGGTAGCCCAGCTATTTGACCGACATTGGAAATAAGAGCAGATAATGGAATACTTACTTTCTTTACCATAAAACATAATTAAAAATTAAATACAAAAAGCCCTATCCGGGTTATTCCCAGATAAGGCTTTGAAATGAATGTTGCGCAAATGCGCTCTTATAGTTGTTTCAAATACGCATTATCGCGTATCTATATGGCAAATATAGCGAATTTCATAGATAAAGCAATATACTTTGAAAAATACTTACATTTGCAGTTGTAAGCTCCATACAGGAAGTAGCCCATTGTATAATTGGGTGATTTGCAAAAAAGACATTTTATTTCCATCGCTTTATTCTCTTTTGTCATGGGTTTATTTTATGTCTACGAAGTCATAGTAGTGAATGGTCTCGGTATCGAGGTTTGCGGCGTGCTGGGCTTTGTAATATTTGTATTTTCTGACCCAAAGGCGGGGAATGATACAGCCCGTCCCGCCGTGCCGGTTCTGCTCACCCAGGCGTTCCGGACAATAAGGGTTGTGGGTTGTGTTCCACGACCGCTTGTCGCTTACATAGAGGCAATGCGGAAATTCTTTTGTAAGGAATACCCGTTTGAGCCGGTCGAGGTCGTCGGGGGCTACCTTACGGCCTCCCATGACGTTTTCGAGGATTATGCGGTAGTAACAATCTCTCTCTTCGAGCAGAGCGACAATATACGGAACATAGGCTTTGTACTCGACCAATCCGTGGCAGGGTATGAGTATGCCTCCTTTGCCGAAGCGTACACGCAGGTCGAATGCGCGTGCTCCACAAGCTATTTGTTGTTCAATGGTCGTCCGCTGGCAGCGGGCGAAGGGTTGTAAAATGTGCATATACCACCGGCGGACGGGGTATGCAGTGAATGTGTTGTGTGATCCGTACATGGTTTTGTTATTTTTTGTATCGTCGTACATTTGTACGTTGGTTAATAATTAGCAGTAGCAGTATTCGACAATCCAATACCTACTGCCTTTTAAGGGTAAAAGCATATATCCGTGAAAACTGTCTTCAAATAATGTTTCTTGCCAAACAAGATTGTGCGAGCCGGAAGGCATTTTATCTTGAAGCAT